GCCCGGGCATGATGAGACTTGAAAGGTGTCATCCCCGCGAGGACGCCTCAAACCTGATTTCGGAGACAACCAGACATGCAGACCCGCCGGGAAAAGAGCCGGCTGGGGCAGCCGCTTTGCGCCTGCTCCGGCTCGGGCGTGTTCGTGGGCTATGCGAGCCTGTTCGGCAGGCGCGACCAATCGGGCGACATCGTGATGCCCGGCGCCTTCCGGGCCTCGCTGAAGAAGCGAGGGCCTGGGGACGTGCGCATGCTGTTCCAGCATGACGCGGCGGAGCCCGTGGGCACATGGCTCGAGATGCACGAGAACGAGAAGGGCCTGCACGTGATGGGCCGTCTCGACGGCAACGTGCAGCGCGGGCGCGAATTGTTCTCGCTTCTGGAATCGAAGGGCCTCGACGGGCTCTCGATCGGCTTCAGGACGGTGCGGGCGCGGCGCGACAGGGCGTCGGGATCACGCGTGCTGACGGAGATCGACCTCTGGGAGATCTCGCTCGTCACCTTCCCGATGCTGGAGGAGGCGCGCGTGTTCCAGGTGAAGACGAAGGCACGGGCCTTCGCCGAAGCATTCTTTTCAACAGCAAGCAGGTGAGTGATGGACGACGGACTTGAGACCATGGTCGCCTTCGGCGACATGATGCAGGCCTTCGCGGCCTTCCGCGAGGCCAATGACGAGCGCCTCGCGCAGATCGAGGCGCGCATGAGCGCCGATGTGGTGACCTCCGAGAAGGTGGACCGCATCAACCGCGCGGTGGACGAGGCGAAGGCGCGGCTCGACGAGCTGACGCTGAAGGCGCGCCGCCCGCAGCTTTCGGGCGGGGCCGATGAAACTGCGCCGCTGTCGCGCGAGCACAAGCAGGCCTTCGAAGGCTATGTGCGAAAGGGCGAGGCGCAGGGGCTTTCGGCACTGGAGGCCAAGGCGCTCTCGGTGTCATCGAACCCCGATGGCGGCTTCCTCGTGCCGTCTGAAGTCGAGACCGAGATCGGCCGCAGGCTCGCCAATCTCTCGCCGATCCGCGCCATCTCAGGCGTCAGGCAGGTGTCGGGCTCGCTCTACAAGAAGCCCTTCAACGTGACGGGCTTCGCGGCGGGCTGGGTGGGTGAGACGGCGGCGCGGCCCGAGACGGGAAGCGCTACGCTTGCGGAACTCCAGTTCCCCACCATGGAACTCTATGCCATGCCTTCGGCCACGCAGGCGCTGCTCGACGACACGGCGGTGAACATCGAGCAGTGGATCGCGGAAGAAGTGCAGATCGCCTTCGCGGAACAGGAGGGCACGGCCTTCGTGACGGGCAATGGCGTGAACCGGCCCAAGGGCTTCCTCGACTACACCAAGGTGGCCGATGCCAGCTGGAGCTGGGGCAATATCGGCTATCTCGCCACGGGTGTCGCCGGGAACTTCGCGGCCGCCAGCCCCTCCGACCGGCTGATCGACCTCGCCTATGCCATCAAGGCCGGGCACCGGCAGAATGCCAACTTCGTGATGAACCGGAAGACGCAGAGCGCCATCCGCAAGTTCAAGGACGTGGACGGCAATTACCTGTGGCAGCCGGCGATCCGCCCCGACGGGCGCGCCAGCCTGATGGGCTTCCCCATCGCCGAGAGCGAGGCGATGCCGGACATCGCCGCCGACAGCTTCGCGCTGGCCTTCGGCGATTTCGGCCAGGGCTACCTGATCGTCGACCGCATCGGCGTGCGGGTGCTGCGCGACCCTTACTCCGCCAAGCCCTACGTGCTGTTCTACACCACGAAGCGCGTGGGCGGCGGCGTGCAGAACTTCGAGGCGATCAAGCTGATGAAGTTCGGCGTGAGCTGAGGCCTCCACCGGGCGGCGGCCTGTTTCCGCCGCCCTTTCTTTCTCTCCAGACGGAACTCAACATGGCATCGATACTCGTGCGGCCGCCCGCGTCCGAACCCGTGACGCTGGCCGAGGCCAGGGCCCATCTGCGCGTGACGCATGTGGAAGAGGACGCGCTGATCGGCGCCCTCATCACCTCCGCCCGGCGCGTGGCGGAGGCGAAGACGGGGCTTTGCTTTATGGCGCAGGGCTGGACCGTGTTTCACGACAGCTGGCCGGAAAACGGGCTCATCACGCTGCCGCTGTGGCCGGTGCGCGCCATCGAAGAACTCGCGGTGTTCGGCGAGGAGGACGAGAAGGCGGTGATCGATCCTTCGCATTACGTGGCCGATCTCGCCGCGCGGCCGGCGCGGCTGATGTTGCGGGGCTCGCGCCAGTGGCGGCGGCCGGGGCGCGCGCTGAGCGGCATTGCGATCACCCTCGAGGCGGGGTTCGGGCCTGCGCCGGAAGACGTGCCCGCACCTTTACGCCAGGCGGTGCTGATGCTGGTGGCGCACTGGTATGCGCAGCGGGGCGATGAAAATGCACCGGGTGCGCCTGCGGGTGTGGATGCGCTGCTGCGCCCCTATCGCGCGGTGCGGCCATGAGTGCCGCTTCGCTGGCACTGGAAGAGGCGATGCGCGCCAGGCTTCTCGCCCATGCGCCCTTGCGCCTGCTGCTGGGTGGTGCGCATGTGCATGCCGAGCTGCCGCGCGGATCACACGCGCCCTGCGTCGTCTTCGAGGCGATCGAGACGCGTGACTGGAGCACGGCGGATGCGAAGGCGCATGAGCACATGGTGAACCTCGCCATCAGGACGAACAGCCGGGGCCGGGCGCTGGCCCAGGCGATCCTCGACGAGATCGAGGTGGCACTCGACGGCGTGAGCCTGAACCTGTCCGGCCACCGGCTGGTGAATTTGCGCCTCGTGTTCTGGTCCGTCATGCGCGAGCGGGGCGGCGAGACATTCGGCGCGCTGGCGCGCTTCCGCGCCGCGACGGAACCCCTTTAGGAGAGAGAACACATGGGTGCACAGAGAGGCCGCGACCTGCTGCTGAAGATCGACGCGTCGGGCGCAGGCAACTTCCAGACCGTGGCGGGACTGCGCAGCACGGGGCTGACATTCAATGCAGGCACGATCGATGCGACGAGCCAGGAGTCGTCCGGGCAGTGGCGCGAGCTGCTGGCGGGCGCGGGTGTCAAATCCGCCGCGATCCGCGGCTCCGGCCTGTTCCGCGATGCCGCCTCGGACGCCACGCTGCGGGCCTGCTTCTTTTCCGGCGCGATCCGCGACTGGCAGGTGGTGATCCCCGATTTCGGCGTGATCCGCGGGCCCTTCCAGATCGTGAGCCTCGAATTCGGCGCGCGCCATGACGGCGAGGTGACCTTCGACTTGGCACTCGAATCCGCCGGCGAACTGACCTTCACCGCGCTCTGAGGAGAGACACATGGCGAATGCACACAGGGGCGAGATCGAGGCCGCGCTCTCCGGCCGCACTTACACGCTGTGCCTGACGCTGGGGGCGCTTGCCGAACTGGAACATGCCTATGGCGGCGAGGACCTCTTGAGCCTCGCGCAGCGCTTCGAGTCAGGCCGCATCACGGCAACCGACGCGCTCCGCGTCATTGGCGCGGGGCTTCGGGGGGGCGGCAACGCGATGAGCGATGCGGAGGTGGCGGCGCTGACGGCGGAAGGCGGGGCGGCGGGTTACGTCGCCATCATGGTGCGGCTGCTGCGCGCCACCTTCGCGGGCGCGGCGGAATGAACCGCTTTCCGTGGGACCGCTTCATGGCGCTGGGGCTTGGCGTGCTGAGGCTTTCGCCGCGCGAGTTCTGGGCGGCAACACCGCGCGAGATCGCGGCGGCCTTTCCCCGCAGCGCCGCGCCCGAGATGCCGCGCGCCGTTCTCGACAGGCTGATGCAACGCTTTCCGGATGAGGGATGATGGACGAGTTTTCGAAACTGGGCTTCGAGACGGACGCGCTGAAGGCGCAGCTGACCGATCTCGACCGGCTGGCGCAGGGCTTCGGCAACCGCATGGTATCGGCCTTCGCGGGCGCGGCATTGCAGGGCCGGAACCTGGGCGACGTGCTGAAGGGGCTTGCGCTGTCGCTCTCGCGCATGGCGCTCTCGGCGGCGCTGAAGCCCCTGGGCAGCATGATCGGCGGCGTGGTGGCCAATGCGGCGGGCAACGTGTTCCAGCACGGGCGCGTGACGCCCTTCGCTGATGGCGGTGTTGTCAATTCGCCGGTGCTGTTTCCCATGCGGGGCGGCACGGGGCTGATGGGCGAGGCGGGGCCGGAGGCGATCATGCCGCTGGCGCGCGGGCCCGATGGCAAGCTGGGCGTGCGCGGTGGTGGGAATGCGGTGAACGTGACGGTGAACATCGCCACCCCCGATGCGGCGGGCTTCCGCCAGTCGCAGGGGCAGGTGGCGGGCATGATCACGCGCGCGGTGGCGCGCGGCCAGAGGAATTTCTGAGATGGGCTTCGACGATGTGCGCTTTCCCACCCGCATCTCGCGCGGCAGTTCCGGTGGCCCTGAGCGGCGCACCGAGATCGTGGTGACGGGATCGGGCGCAGAAGAGCGCAATGCGCGCTGGGCCCAATCGCGCCGGCGCTATGACGCAGGCGTGGGCATCGCCTCGCTCGATGACTTGCACACGGTGATCGGCTTCTTCGAGGAGCGGCGCGGCCGGCTGCATGGCTTCCGCTGGAAGGACCATGCCGACTGGAAGAGCTGCGCCCCCTCGCGGGAGGTGACGCCCTTCGACCAGCGGATCGGCACGGGCGATGGCGCGGCGCGCAGCTTCCAGCTGGTGAAGCGATACGGCACAGGGCAACGCGAGCATGTGCGGACCATCACCAAGCCGGTGGCGGGAAGCCTGCGCATCGGCGTGGCGGGCCGGGAGGTGGCGGGCTTCACGCTCGACGCGCTGACCGGCGTGGTGGTGCTCGCGACAGCGCCGCAGGCGGTAGCCGCTGTGACGGCGGGCTTCGCCTTCGACGTGCCGGTGCGCTTCGACACGGACCAGCTGCGCATCAACCTCACGCATTTCGAGGCGGGCGAGATACCCGAGATTCCGCTGGTGGAGATCCGCGCATGAAGACTTTGCCCCCGGCACTTGCCGAGCACCTGAAAAGCGGCACGACGACACTCTGCCATTGCTGGCGGCTGGACCTGCGGAATGGCGAGGCGATGGGCTTCACCGACCATGACCGCGCGCTTGCCTTCGGCGGCCTCACCTATGAGGCGGAGACGGGCTTCACCGCGAGCGAGATCGAGAGCGGGCTGGGGCTTTCGGTGGACAATCTCGAGGCCTCGGGCGCGCTTTCTTCCGCGCGGATCAGCGAGGCGCGGATCTCGGCGGGCGACTTCGACGATGCGAAGGTGGAGATCTGGCGCGTCAACTGGCAGGACGTCACCCAGCGCGTGCTGCTGAAGCGCGGAAGGCTGGGCGAGATCACGCGGCGCGGTGCAGCCTTCAGCGCGGAGTTCCGCGGGCTCTCGCATCTCCTGAACCAGCCGCAGGGGCGGGTGTTCCAATATGGCTGCGATGCCGAACTGGGTGACGCACGCTGCGGCGTGAACCTCGCCGACCCGGATTACCGGGCGGAGGCGATCATCACCGGGGGCGACGGACAACGCGTGTTCGTGCTCGCGGGGCTCTCCGGCTTCGTTACGGGGTTTTTCGCGCGCGGCATCGCGCGGGACGATCTGTCGGGGCGGGTGGGGCGCATCAAGTTCCACCGGGGCGGCGAGGGTGCCCATGAGATCGAGCTGTGGCAGCCCTGGCCCGAAGCCCTGGCCAATGGCGCGCGCCTGACGCTGACGGCGGGCTGCGACAAGCAGTTCGCCACCTGCCGCGCGAAATTCTCCAATGCAAGGAACTTCCGCGGCTTCCCGCACATGCCGGGCGATGATTTCGTGATGCGCTATGCGCTGCGGGAGGGGAAATGAGCGTTCCCGCCATCACCCGAGCCGCGATCGTTCAGGCCGCGCGCGGCTGGATCGGCACGCCCTACCGCCACCAGGCGAGCCTCAGGGGCATTGGCACGGATTGCCTTGGCCTCATACGCGGCGTGTGGCGCGAGGTGCTGGGGCCGGAGCCGCAAAACCTGCCGCCCTACCAGCCGGGCTGGGCGGAAGAGGGCGGCGGCGAGGCCATGACAGAGGCCGCGCGCCGCCACCTGACAGAAATTTCGCTCACGGACTATCAGCCGGGCGACGTG